TGTTGATGAAGACAACGTTGTGTGCTGGGACGCCTACAACTCTGCACAAACCCGGCTATCTGCCGCGAATAATGCAATAGCTGTGAGCAAGGACGGCGAGGCACACCCGATAGGCATATTTGAAGAGGAAGAAATGTCGGTCAACTTCCGCACGCTGGGCGCAAAAAGATATGTGCAGGAATATGCAGACGGTAAGCTCAAGATCACCGTAGCAGGAGTAAACAAGCGCCGAGGTGCCGAGGAGCTGCGGCGGATGGGCGGTGTTGACGCTTTTGAAGATAACATTACATTTTTCGACGCGGGCGGTACCATCTCCAAGTTTAATGACTGCGGATCCGATGATATTGAGGTTGACGGCCACACACTGGAAGTCCCGCCCAACGTATATATCACTGAAACCACAAAGACAATCAGCCGCGCGGAGGAATATGTAGATATCAATATATTGTGTGCCATGTGTACAGAATATATTGAAAAGACAAAGCGCGAGGAGTGGCTGTGGCAAGAGTCCGACGAATACAAACAGAAGTCACGCGCTGAGATCAAGACAAGCTACTGGTATGAGACATTTGCAGCAGGCAGAACGGCGGCGAAGTTCAGAGCCGCAAGGAGGAGTAAAAACAATGCCAAAGATACTAAATGATAATACGATCACCTATAAGCGGGTACACACGGATATTGAGATCGTACTGTACAACAAAGACACACGGCGCAACGAGTATTACACACTCACGTTAGACAGCAACGTTCACCCAAACCACGCACGGCGGGCACTGATAAAAGAGGGTCGGATAGATTTTAGCAAATACGACCTGTTGGAAATCGTGAGCTGCAAGCGCTATGAAGACGCCTATATAATGGACGCTGATGTGTTTATGGCAAATGCCGATAAAATAGCGTCGCGGGAGGTGTAAGTGTGCGCGGCATTTATACGCCGGAAGGCTGGCTAAATATGCCCGAGATCCGCAAGCTCAAGACCCCGTTTATATTCGTTGTGGGCGGCCGTGGTATCGGTAAGACCTACGGAGCTATCAAGGACACCATAGACAATGACATAAGATTTATGTTTATGCGCCGTACCCAAAAGCAAGCGGATCTAATATCCGTGCAGGAGCTAAGCCCATTCAAAGCGCCGTGCTTTGATATGGGATTGAGCTACTGTACTAAGACCATAGCGACCAATTGCAGCGGCCTGTATCTGATAGACGGCGAAGGCGAGCGCCTTGCCGGATATGTGACGGCGCTGTCTACAATATCAGGACTTCGAGGATTTGACGCTTCAGACGTTGATTTGTGGATCTACGACGAATTTATACCCGAACGCCACGAGCGACAAATCAAATTTGAAGGCGAAGCGTTTTTAAACGCCTACGAAACTATCAACAGAAACCGTGAGCTAAACGGAAGACCACCGCTTAAATGCCTATGTTTAAGCAACTCAAACGACGTAGGCAACCCGATATTTACAACTATGGGTATAGCAGACATTGCACTCAAAATGCAGGAACGTGGGCAGAACGTATATATTAACGACAAGCGCGGGATCAGTATAATACTACCTCATAATTCCCCTATATCCGAGCAAAAGAAAGATACTGCACTATATCGGGCAGCAGGTGACGGGCGATTCTCGGCCATGGCTATCGGCAATACATTTGAGCAAGAGACAGGCATTGCAGCGCGAGATTTAAATGAGTTTACATTAATGACGTCGTGTGGGAAGCTCTATTTCTACAAGCACAAATCGACGGAAGAGATCTATTGTACCGGGCACCGGAGAGGCACGGCCGAACACTATGACGATGATTATACATCTATCCTGCAATTTCGAGCTGCTAACAGGTGGCTGCAATCGGCTTTTCTTCTCGGGCGGCTGACGTTTGAAAACGTTAAATGCAAGCGAGATTTTGAAAACATTTTTTACAATCGCTCTTGACAAAACAAAATAACAATGATATAATATTAGTGAGGAACTTTTGGCGGCGCGTGCTCACAGACAAATTGGCGGAACCAATGAGCGCGGGCAGTGTCAACCCAAGGACGCGCCGCGGGATCCTCACTATTATTATTTTATGAGGTGATTACATGGAATTTCAGCAGGCCTTAAAGCTGTTGGAAGACGGTATGACGTTAGAGCAGGTAATGCAGCTGCGCGACGCAGAACAGAAGGGCGGCGCTGCTGACAATTCTAATTCTGATAAACCTGCACAGGATCCGGCACCGACCGACAACCAGCAGGAAGATATACCGCAGTGGGCGCAGAGCCTTAACGGCAATATCGAGAAGCTGACCCGCACCATACAGGCGCAGGCTATCAGCAATTCGTCACGCGACGGTATCAACACTCAGACAGTGCAGGAACAGGCAGACGCTGTTCTGTCTGGACTGTTTGCAAAACCCATGAAGGAGGAAAAGAACGATGGCAGTAAATGATATGACAATTGAACAGGTAAGCACCGTGCTTAATGCCATAGTTGAGCAGGCAACCGGAAAACAGCCTACTATTCAGGTGACAGATACTTCTAGTTTTGTGACCGTCGCTCAGACCGTGCTCAAGACCGGTTATGACACTGTATTAAATGCAATTTCTCAGGTACTCAGCCGCACCATATTCAGCGTGAGACCCTATAACCGCAAATTTCGCGGTATCGAAGTTAGCGGGCAGAAGTGGGGCAACCATGTCCGCAAGTTGCAGCTAGTTGACAATACCTTCGAGAATGACGAGCGCTACGGCGTCACCGAAGGTCAGAGCGTAGATATGTATAAGGTGAAAAAGCCTAAGCCCGTACAGACCAATTTTTATGGACAGATCACATATCAGGATCACATAACTATATTCCGCGATCAGCTCGACGTGGCATTTTCGAGCCCGACCGAGTTTGCGTCGTTTATCAGTATGATAATGCAGAACATGGCCGACCGTTTCGCACAGATGGATGAAGAGTTCGACCGCTCTGCAGTCGCTAACTTTATCGGAGGTAAGATCATAGGCGGCACCGACGTTATACACCTTGTAACAGAGTACAACGCATACGCGGGCACATCTTATACAGCTACCACTATAAAGGATCCTACCGCATACGAGCCTTTTATCAAGTGGGTATTCGGCCGCATAAAGACCCTTGTAGGCATGATGAGCGAACGTAGTATCAAGTATCATACCAACCTTACCGACAAGCCTATCATGAGGCATACACCCGTTGACAATCTCAAGATGTATCTGTTTGCACCCGTGCTCAATGATATTACCTCAAGCGTGCTGTCCGATATCTATAACGATGAGCTGTTGAGATTTGCGGAGCACGAAGAGGTAAGCTACTGGCAGAATATCGACAACCCTGACAAGCTCAAGCTGACCGCAAGCTATATGACACCCGCCGGTGCTATTACAACAGGATCCGTTGACGCTGCCGGTATTTTCGGCGTGCTCTTCGATGAAGAGGCGATAGGATCCAACAGGTGCAGCGAGTGGAGCGAGAGAACCCCGATGAATGCAGCGGGCGGCTACTCTAACATATACTGGCACTGGACGAGACGTTACTGGAATGACTTCACCGAAAACGGTCTTGTTCTTATGCTGGACTAACTTTCATTGTAAATCTCCTTGGTTAATGCCCTCTACAACGCGGTAGAGGGCACAATGCTATGAGGTGGCACTATGTCGTTTAGTATTACTCTATACTCTTTCCGCAAACGCAAAAACAGCACACTGACGCCGACAGGATCCGGGCGCAATTATAACGTTGTGCTCAAAGCACCATGTACTATGCTGTCACCGGTCTTCGAGTTGGAAATGGGCGCGTCAAATCCCCATACATACAATTATCTGTTTTGTGGCGCGTTCGGGCGTTATTACTTTATAGATGATTGGGAGTGGGACGGGCGCTTGTGGCTAGCGCATTGCACGTCGGATCCCATGGGCAGCTTCGCCCAGCAGATCAAGACTAACGGCGCATATATACTCAGGTCGGCAGGTGAGTTTGACCCTGCTATCTATGACACTACATACCCTGCTAAGGCGGAAATGCATTCACAGTCGGTGTACCTTAATACAAATTGGAGCAAAAGCCTATTTGGCGGCGGTACATTTGTAGTAGGAATTGTTGGCAATAACGGCGGCGCTGTAAAGTACTATGCTATGAGTTCGGGCACATATGGAAATTTCTGTAATTTCTTATACTCCAACTTCCCGAAAGTTCCCGACGGATACACCACAACAGGCAATGACATATCATGGGGCGATATGGCAATTGTTGAGTATAGGCAGGCTACTATATCAAATATAATCAATTTCTCAACATATGTAACGTCTGTAATGTGGTTCCCATTCCCACTGGACGGCTCTGTACTGGGCAGCTGGGAAACCGTCAAAGTTGCATATTGGAGCAGCGGTGTTAGCGCTCAGCCTCTTACGTCCAGCACTCAACACGTTGAGTATAATATAAATATACCCAAACACCCCGACCGAAACAGCCGGGGAATGTGGCTCAATGCAACCCCGTATTCATCATATACATTATATACACAGACCTTCGGAGCTATAGCGCTGGATCCTACGCCGATGATATCAAGCCCTCAGCTACATATGGAGGTCGAGATAGATCTAGTTAGCGGCGGCGCTGCTATGCGTTTATTCGCCCGAAGCGCTGATAATGATTTAACACATATAGGGCAATATTCCGGACAGGTCGGCGTATCGTGGCAAATGGCGGGCACGCGTGCAAACCGTTTCGGTGGCCTTGAGGGTATGTTTGACTTAATGGGCGCCGTCGGTGCCGCAAAAGATGGTAACTATTTGTCAGCAGCCGAAGGCATACATAGCGGTATTCAATCATTTTGTTCTCAGCTGCTGCCTAAAGCTAAGGTATCGGGCAATATGGGAGCTGGTCCCGTATTTTCAGGGCATATCGCATTAGTACATGAGTATTACAACCCTGTTGACGAAGATCGACCGCGCAAGGGTCGGCCGCTATGCAAAAGCAAGACGCTCAATTCCATGCACGGCTTTGTAATGGTCGCAGATGGGAATATTCTGACAACGGCGACGCCGGCAGAAAAAGAGCAGATAAAGCGCTATTTGGAAGAAGGTGCATACATTGAATAACTACGTTATAAGCGGTCATGAGGGCGCACCCTATGGCTATGAGATATACAACACATATAACGGCTCGTTCTCGCCTTCCACCGTTCACACTCGCAATACAGCACTGCATAACTACTATTGCAGATACCTGCTACAGCGTGCAATGAGCGTTTTTGAATGGACAATGCCGGAGCTCTGGGAGCGGCGTGCAAAAAACTATATGCTCTATTGTCTGTATTGCATAGGATTTTTTGCTGTTATCAGCACCGATAAATATGGCGTTATCCCGCAAGATTGCACGCTGTCCGGGTATGATATATTTTATCAGCCTAACAGAGTGCTGATATCAAACCCCGAAATGCAGGCAGACACTCGTGAATTTATGATAGGCAGTGAATGTGCTCTTATCCGTCTACAGCCGGACTATGGTGGCATTATGGACATTATCTATTATTACGCGGATCAAATGTCGCTGCTGTCCGAGGCTATCAGCGTAAACGCCGTAAATACCAAATTGTCGTTTGCCTTCGGTGCCAAAGACAAGGCGCAGGCGGAAACACTCAAAAAGATGTACGACCAATACAGCGACGGCACGCCGGCGGTATTCTTCGATAAAAACCTATTGGATCCGAAGACCGGGCAGCTTAACATTCAGTTTTTCAATAATAATGTGCGCGAAAGCTATGTTATCACTGACCTGCTGAACGATCTAAGAACCGTTATAAATGATTTTGATTCTCATATTGGTATACCTAACGCCAATACGCAGAAGCGCGAGCGGTTGATCACCGACGAGGTAAACGCAAACAATTTCGAGACCCGGTCAATGTGCGAGCTCTGGTTAGATAGCCTCAAAGCCGGCTGCTCAGAGGCGCGGGAGCTGTTCGGTGTGGATCTATCTGTTGATTGGCGCGTTGACGCTCTGGAAGGAGGTACAGCTGATGGCACTGCTCAGCCTAGTAGCGATATACAATTATGATAATACAGTTTTGGAAGATCTGAAAAACTACGTCCCAAAGCAGCCGTCAAATACCGATTACGCGGTACTTAACTTTACACCGATCGACTTTACAACGCTCAAATCTCTTATACTGCTGCGAGCCGCTGAAATGAGTTTGGTGTATTCCGACATTGATTTATTCAAGTTTGCGCTCAGGGCATGGAGTGCGGCAAATAAAGACGTGTGGCAACGGCTCTATGATACCCTATGGTATAAGTACGATCCGCTGTTTAGTAAGATTCGGACGTATACGCTTGAGCGTAAGACCCAGTTAAACAGGGACACCGAGGAGCACACCGATCAGAGCGACACCAACACGACAGAGCGAGAAGATAATACCAAGACCGAAAAAGACAGTAATACTAAAACGACCGAGAACACCACGGCGCACGACGGCGCCAATGAGACGGTAAACAGGTCGGGCAATGATAGCGCGACTGATACCCAGTATGTACAGGCGTTTAATGATATCGGCGCGAGCCGTTGGCATGAGAAGGAACAGAACAAACACACCGGCAATGTTTCCGAGAATGCGACCACCAACAGCAGCGAGGACATCACCCAGCAGGTCAGCGGCAGCGAGAGCACCGACGAGGATATAATAACACAATATACTCAGGACGTGAAGGAGCTGCTCGACCGCGAGATCAAAAAGAACGGCAAACAGCTCGACGTAGGCAAGGTTGACGATATTATCAAGGAAACGATCACCGGGCAGCGAGCTTTTCAGGAGCTGATTGTATTACAGCGTGAAATTGCAGAATTTAATTTGTATGATTACATAGTAGAGGACTTCGTTCGGCATTTTTGCGTGATGGTATATTAAATAGGAGGCGATACAAATGCAAACATGGATAAAAGCAAATATCGGTAAGCTGATAGAGAGATTCGGCGGCATGAACCTAAAACTCATTAGTGCAACCGATTATGCAGCGCTGGAAGATAAAGATCCCGAAACACTGTATACAGTGACGGACTCAGAGGCCGACACGGTAAAGCTGTATTTAGGCGATAAGCAAATCGGTGACAACATCAACCCCATAACTATCATACAGGCGGCGAATCTGACAGGATATAGCGGTGATCCGAATCTAGGGAACGGCTTCGAGGTTACAACCGCCGGCGGCGTTGGTACGATTGCCGTAGACAGTGAAACCATAGGCGGTGTGACGTATAACGGGCTGAGAATAAGCGGCGGTACCACGTTACAAACAAGACGGTACTTTGGTAAAATGTCAACGTTTGAGGTTGAGTTTATTGTCAATTCGTATGTATCAGGCATTAACCGCTTATTGTCAACAGGTGGCACAAGATTTGATTTTTCAATTTATGCGAGCGACGACGATTATTTGCACTATGTGGCTGCTGACGTTTACCAAGTACTTGATCCATCTGTTGACCGTATACCGGATTCAGGCGGCAACTGCACCGACAACAGCATTACAAAAGCGTCGCTACTCGGAGCCGTAACAAACATTAAGTTTGTAGACGACGGTACATATACAACGCTGTATGTTAACGACGTAGCAAAGATCAAATGGCTAACAGGTTATGCAAACAGTAGCTTTTTCCTCTACGGTCAAAACATCGGCGCGAACGGCATAGGTGGCGCTGATGTGCTGATAACTAAGTTGCAATGGTCGGCAAACGGCATAGAGTACGACGAGCAAAACTGGGTGCCTATCTGAGGAAGGTGATACTATGCAAACATGGATCCGAGCAAACATTGGTAAACTGATAGCGAGATTTGGCGGCATGGCGCTAAAGCTCATTACTGCCGCCGAGTTCGCAGCGCTGGAAGTCAAAGACCCTGCGACACTGTATACAGTGACGGACTCAGAGGCCGACACCGTGGCGCTGTATTTGGGTAATATATATATCAGAGGCAGCCGCCCAACAACTCGCGCTGCTAGGAAGAGAAAGAGAAAGAGGAGGACTAAATAATATGTATGGTTTTGAGAAATTCCCCTATACAAATTTTCATGAGCTCAATTTGGATTGGCTGCTGAACAAGCTTAAAAACCTTGAAGAGTGGGCAGCGCAGTTTGACACCGACGCGCTGCTTGAAGAGATCCGACAGCTCATTCTCAAAATGGTTGAGGACGGCACATTCGATGAGATCTTTGAAGAGTGGGTGCGGCCGCTTAGGGAAGATATAACAGATCTACAGGGGCGCGTATCAGCTCTTGAGACCTCGCAGGCAGCACAGGACGTTATTATAAACGGATTGCAGACGACCGTATCAACTCTCGTTGTTACAGTCGATGAACACGGGCGGCTCATCACTAACCTCGAAACCCGCGTATCAGCTCTCGAAACGTCACAGGCGGCTCAGGACGTGACGCTTGGCGAACACGAAGACCGGATTACAGCGCTTGAAAACAGCAGCAGCGGACAGGGCGGTGACATTTCGGCGCTGGCTAATCGTGTAACAGTGCTTGAGAATAACTACACCACGCTCAACACGACCGTTACCGAACTGGGCGACACTGTTACAACGTACATCACGGAGACCAACGCGACCCTTGAAGATCACGAGGCGCGCTTAGCAGCACTCGAAGTCGAAGACGTCCCTACATGGCAGACCCGAAATAATATCTATAAAGGATATCAGGCTACAACCCTTGCGGATCTTCTCGACCGCGTGGAGACGGGCAAGGCCTACGCCGGCGACTTCTGGCACGGTCAAATAAATCTGACGTCGGGAACCTTTGTTGACGCTAATGTGTTTGTAGCACGACTCAAATCAAACAGTGGCGCGTATCTGCTGATAGTGCCCGATAACACCGAATATGCTAGAATGACGGGCAGCGACCTTAACGTCGAGTATATCGGCTCGACCATTGCAACCCGCGCTGAAATGCTCGCTCAGAATAACCTTGTGAGGTTTAACAACAAACTCAATAGTATGTTTGTGGGTACCTCTTACGGTGCGTCGCTCCAGCCGCTGGGTATAATACCCAGCGCCGCAAATATTGTTGGATATGCGGCTAGAAACCTTGTTGATTCAATCGGGCTGAATGCAAAATTCAACTTTGCGGAGGACTATTTACAGACACCAACCGCATTAGGCCTCACTGATTACTCACACGATGAAACATCACCCTATGGTGGCACATATGCGACCTATGTGTCTAATGTGGCTAATGGCTGCGGCGGATATATCAAGATCGAAACGGATCCGACACTTGCGCGCGCGTTTGCTGTAGTAGTATGCTACAACTAATAAAAAAGAGCGGCCGTTGTGGCCGCTCTTGCGTTTGTTATTAGAAGGGTATTCCGTCATCGGAGAACACGTCGGAGACTGTGAGATCACCGGGATCCGGTGCAGGTGTCGGAGCCGGAGCCGCTGCAGGTGCTGCGGCCTTCGGCTGAATAGCGACATACTCGCAGTTAAGATTGGTGTAGGTCTTACCGTCCTTCTGTGATGTGTACGAAGATAAGGTACCGATAGCTAACACGCTATCACCCTTAACAATCTGAGCCGCATAGAGCGCAATGTTTCCCCAACACTGACAGTTCGCCCAAACGGCCGTGCCATCGGGACGCTCGCCGACCTTCACGCCAAACGTGGTGCGAGCTGTGTTCTTTTCGCCAACCCTGCGGAGCTCTGCATCATTAGGTACATAACCGCACACCATGACACTACCATCATTAAATTTAGTCTGCATAATGCATACCACCTTTGTATAATATTAGAGCGCGGTGCTCTTGAGTATATTATACAACACGATCAGCGACTTGTCAAGTCAATTTTAATATATTTACATCGGTTCATAATTTCGCATAACCCCGA